CAAGGTTAACACTTTGATGGCTTGCGCGTAGCAAACACTAACACGCTACGAATAAAGAGAGGAATTGATTATGAATTATGGAGATGTAATTTTAGAAGATGGTACAAAAGTTCCTAATACTTTCATGGTAAAAGTGGAACATGTTTACATCGTTTCAGCTGGTGAAATTGACGAGGTAGAAGAGTTCACCTCGGAAGATTTACGAGTTTACCTAGAGAACGAGTTAACGAAATCTGTTCCGCACTTCGTCGAATGGAATCAAGTAGCAGGTGGGGCGGTGAAGCTGGCACAAATAAAGGTCAAGGGCTATAAATCCGTCAATCAAAAAAGCATCTTAAAATAAGTCGAAACCTGCGACCCTTTATAGGGTCGCTTGTAGTGGTGCATTTTGGCTTGCATCACCTGACGAGATAGCCAAGTACTAAGGAGAGTTAGAAAATGGTTTATAAATACGGGCAAGCGTACGAAGCAGAAAAACAAGAAGTTATCAGATTTCTTGATATGCAAATGGACACAAAAGAGAGGGAATTTTTTATCGGATTTGTAAGATTTGGACTCAACGATCCATGCACGATCGCAGTCGGTACGGATAGCCACGAAATAGAACAGTTTTTAATCGCAGATATGCAAATTTGGCAAGATGAAGCATACAGTTTATGTGAGGATAAAGATCACGATCAATTATTTTCTGCTGGCGAAGATGAGTTAATCGATTGTGATTGCGCTTATGCCTTAGGGATAAGGTTTAAATATGCAAAAATTGACAATGACGAACTAGCAGATCATTTGCTCGATGGAGAAACAGTAGTTATTGATGATGATTTTGAAGCCGAGTATCAATCATTTTTAGAACATTATAAAGATGACCTATACGGGAGGGATTAAGAAAAATGAGTGTAATTATTGAGGACTGTTTTGAGGGCGAAATATTCGACGATATCGAAAATGCAAAGGAGTTTTTATTAGAATTATTAGGATACGATACAGATTTAAATGATTATAAATTTATAGAAAAAGAGGAAATTTAAAAATGGTTTTTTGGATAGTTTTATCAATAATGTTAATCGGCGCGACATGCTTTTTATGGCAATCGCACAAAGATATCAAAGAATTTTATAAAAGAGAGGAGGAAAAACAGCGTTAGGTAAAATAGAACATTTGTTCTTGTTGACATGAAGTTAGAATAAAAATAATCTTTATGCTTGACAAATGATAAATAGTATGTTATAGGTAATAATAGGATTTTTAAAAGAGAGGTTAAGAAAATGAAAGTTAAAGTAATTGGAAGTAATCAAACACAAATTGATCATGAAGATGGAACGGTAATTTTTTTCAGCTATGAAACACCAGTAGCAGGATACTTACCAGAAATCGGATATGTGAGAAGTGATCAGTTTTATTCCGTCACAACATCTAAACATATTAATAAATGGTTAGAGGGCGTCGACGCGGTAAAAGTTTCTGAAGAAAAGTTAACATTTTAGGAGAGAGGATCTAAAAATGGAATTAGCAAAAGATGAACTCGAATTTTTTATAAAATGTATGTTTGATTTCTATGATTCTGAAAATGGGCTTTATCCAATCGAGGGATTAACACGCGAAAGAATCATACAAGCAACAGATGAATATAAAAGAAATTATGACACTTGGGCTGGTGGTGATAGCGTCGATAGAGAGAGGGTTAGGGACATTCTTAAGGGAGTAGAGTTTCAGATATGAATTTGAATATTAATATTGACTTGGATAATGATTCTTTTGCAGATGATCCGCTTTTTGAAGTAGAAAGGATTTTAAAACAAGCACTTCGATTAGTAGATTTTGATGTTGAAATGGATATAGAAGAAAGTGATATGTATTTGAGAGATAGTAATGGCAATAAAGTAGGAACAGCAGAATTATCAAAAGGAGGATAGAAAATGGCTAATACTATTTACAATGAATCATGCATAGATACATTAAAGCGCATGGAGGATAATACGGTGGATTTAGTTATTACTTCTCCACCTTATAACATGAATCTTCGTATTAGAAATGGTGAATATACATCTAGACAAATTGTCAAAGAATTTAGCACAAAATACGACAATGAATTTAAAGATAATATTCCTATTGAAAAATACAATGAATTTCATTCATCAGTTTTAAGGGAACTTTTACGAGTATCGCCATTAGTGTTTTATAACATTCAATTAGTTACTGGTAGCAAGCGATCATTATTTAAAATGATAGGCGAGTTTTCAGAATACCTTAAAGAAATGATTGTTTGGGATAAACTAAAAGCGCAACCAGCAATGCAAAAAGGAGTTATGAATAGTAGATATGAATTTATATTAGTTTTTGATAAAAATGATGCGATTAGTCGCATGTTCTCAAATCCAAAATTTGAACGCGGAACTTTAGATAATTTATGGGAACTAGGATCAGAAAAGAAAAGCAAACACAAAGCAAGCTTTCCTGTTTCTTTAGTGGAAAAAATTCTTACAAATTTTACTGAAGAAAATCAAATAGTTTACGATCCATTCATGGGATCTGGCTCTACTGCTGTTGCTTGTCAAAATCTTAATCGAAAATATATAGGCTCAGAAATATCAAAAGATTATATAGAAATTGCACAAGAAAGATTGTCATGCGGTCAGCTGAAATTGGTTTGAATAAGCTAGATAGCATCTTTATTAATAAGAGAAGAAAGATTGTAATCGAGGGGCATAAATCTTGTGTGGTTTGTAAAAAAGAGAATAATTTGATTGAGGGGCAATTAAAATTATCAGATGTGAAAGTGACATTTTATATTCACGAAAATTGCAAAACTAAGTTTTTAGAACAAATGTTCTAGTTTAGTTTACATAACGTCAGAAAAAAAATAAAATAAATTGATTTACCCCCTTGACAAGGTATAAGGTATTATGTTATAGTGAATACAAGGTTGACAGAGAGGTCAGCTAATGAGAAAGGTATTGTAGTGATACAAAAAGCTAGTTTGCATGATGTTTATACAATGAAAATGTTGATTGAATGTCCTAATTGTTATGAGGCTTTGAGCAATAATGATGACCCAAATTTACTCGATGAGAATTTGGAGAAATGGGAAGGAATGTTCAACTATTACGATAAAGAAAATACCTATGGTTACTGCAAGAACAAGGTGGGTATTAAAGAAAACATTGAAGGCTGTATGCAAAATAATAAGCCCCTTAAAATTGACGTCTCTGAAGCGGTTCGCTTTTGGTGGCACATTGAGAGTTTGACGAAAAATAACTTCCTACTCTTGGAGAGGGATAATTCACTCAGGGCTAGTAGCCTTGAAAGCGTTGAACATAAGCAATGATTGAAAAGAAGGGAAGTTAAATAATGGGTGATCGAAGAATGGCTGAGGTAAAGACGAGTAATGGTTCTTTATATTTCTATACGCATAGTCACGGTTTTACTTTGCCAGACATTAGCCGTGAGGCAATGCAAACTGTAACTGTAATGAAACGGCAAGACGATGAGGAGTATGCCGTAAGAATAATCCTAGATTATTTGATAGAGAATACTGGCAGCCACAATTCTCCAACAGGCTCAGGGATATCTTTAGTGCCAAACATGGAAGACCAATATTCAGGAGGGGGTGAACCAACAGTAATTATAGATCTTGTGGACTGGTCGTTACAATATTAGAGGAGGGAATGATGGAGGTTGTTTGTTACGTCTTGGGATTAGCGACTGGCATTGCTGCTGGTTTGACACTTGGAATCGTGATAATGAAAGGAGAAATATTATGAGTGATATTCATAGTGAACAGTATTGGGAACGTTTTTGGGATGATTATCCAGAACAAGTATCAAAAGATTTAGAGGACAGAAAGGTAGAGTTTTACCTAGATCTCATAGCAAGGGAACTTGATTACGTAGAACCAAGTACCGAGACAATAAAACATCGTGTATTAATGTACGATTTAATTGATGACATGCGCCGAGAACTAACAAGAATGAAAGAAGGGAGACATAGAAATGCACCTATATCTACATATCGAATAGCTAAATGATTGATTACAATGTATAATTAGTGTACTATAACCACACACAGAAAGGGAAAATATGGAGACAGTTATAGAAATTTCTGATTTAGAAGATGCTCGAAAGCATGTAGGTAAAAAAGCCTACGCTATTGGGGCTACTCATAGTCACTTTTTACAGAATGGCAAGCTACCTAAAGGGCAAGACGGTAAAGACCGTCCTTTAGAGCTACGCTCATTAGTAGAGATTGTTGGAGTCAATAGAAGTTTTGGCAGAGTAAGATATCAGGTTTCAGATTCGTTTATTACGGTCAGTAAAGAACCTCATAACCTTATTCTTATCGAGGAGGAGTAGTGGACTTACTGGAACGACACGATGAAGTGTCCAACACAGTACAAGATCTAATATTCCAACGCGATCAAGCTAAAGAATTTCTTTATGAGGAATTAGCAATGGCGAAGGATTGTGAATATAAATGCAGTCTTATTCGTGCAAAGATAAAGACAGATGGGAGGAATCAATCTGACCGTGACAATGAACTACTGTTATTGCTTGATGACAACGAGGAATATCAGGTTATGTTCAAAGAGTCTTTGGAACATCGTAGATCCGTCAACGATGCAACCAAGAATATAGAATTGCTGAATGACGGAATAAAAATAGGGTTATCAGAATTACAAATACTAGCAAACTTAGCACAAGTAAACTGATTTCTGGTAAATCTCGTTTGATAAATGAAGCCATAATGAAAGGATTCAAAATGGTCGATGAAAGACAAGATAAGCAATGGGAAGTTGAAATAGAAAGGGAGTATAGAGGGCATAACATAAAGTGGCGTATTATTGTAGATGATTTATCGATTGTACCTTCGCACATTGACGGTACGATAGGACTATTCGGTGAAGTATCAACAACAAAGCCACAAGCACAGACACAAAGACCTACTGCTACGCAAGAACAGGGATCTTTTAAGTCTACCTATGGGGTAACACTGTATTGTCCAGAACATACAGAAGTAGAATTACGCGAGACTATCCCTCAATACCAAGAATATGATGTGGAAATCATTGATGGTGTTGAGACAAAAGTACCAGCAAAATTTTATTGCCCTAAAGATCTGAATGGAACAGAGAAAAATCATTCAGTTTGGAGATCAAAAGCATTGACAGATAGAGAGATAGTAGTCTAAGGAGGACTAGAACATGAAAGAACAATCAACGCTATTGTACAAATATAAAAAAACAGGAACAGTTTTAGACGGTGCAGCACTGTACTTAGAAACAATTACTTCGGAACAGGCGCAAGAATATCTTGCAAATCAAAGGCTAACTAATCGTAGGCGTTCTGATGTTGCAGTAGATAAGTATGTGAGAGACATTGAAACGGATTCTTATGCATCAGTTATTGCAGATCCTATTCGTTTTGGGAAAGATGGAACTTTACAAAATGGGCAGCATCGAATGGCAGCAATAATACGAACAGGAAGAATGTTACTTTGGCACGTATACAGAAACATGCCAGAAGATTTGTATCCTTATTACGATCAAGGAAAAACAAGGAAACCAGCAGACATATTGAAAGATTCAGGAGCCTTAAAACCTAGTCTTTCTGCTAGTATTATGCAGTTGATTTGGAAACTTCAACAATCCAAAGTAGTTTATTCTTTGGAAAAAGGGCTGGGATTCACAGGCGCAGAAGCAAATGCACTCTGGGTAGAAATGGGTGAAGATTATATCTGCCAACCTTATATAGAAATTGCAGATAGGGCAGTTAAAAATATAGGCACAGGTGTAAAAAAACATGCTCTATCTGTTATGAAAATGGTACACGACAGAGAAGATTATGATTTGTCTAATCGGTTTTGGAGCAATTTTATACACGGAAGTGCACCGAACAAACACGGTGATGACGATCCATCGATACAGCTTCGACTTCATATCGTAAAAACTCTTAGTGAGCGCAGAGAAAGTAGATCTAAGGGAGGTTCTACTATCGATGACAAGGAGCTTATTACATGGATTCAAATTGCATGGGAGGCGTATAAGAAAGGAACAAAATTACTAGCAAGAAACATGACTGTAAAAAGCAAACCAACGGCATTAGATTTAGAATCAAAAGGTAATCTAAAAGTAACTCGTTCTTACCTTGACGCACTTCAGGCGAATTTAAAAGAGAACCCTCTCTCAAGGGAGGATCTTTCTTTTATTCACAATCAAGGGCAAATCACAAAGTTTGAACTTGAGTAGCAGTTAAGGTTTTTACATACCACCTTGTCATGGGTAGCTGGGGAGTGCTCATGGCAAGGTGTTTATACAAGGAGGAGACAATGAAATTCACACAAAAGAAAATTGTATTGAATGTCGTAGAGGCGCGACACCCAGAATCAGTACCAAGTTACGATCTTCAAAAGAGACAAACGCCGTGGGGCTGGCTAGGCACTTCAGCAGATAGAACGGCAAGAAGATTAGCAGAAGAAGGAAAACTAGTACGCACACTTGTAAAGCAACCATCAGGTAATAGTCTTGTACATTACTCCTTACCAACCGAAGAATTGGCAATACCTAAGTATAGTGACGAGGGAAAAAACGCTCATACGTCGCTTACAGAAGGTCTAAATTCAGGAAAATTGGTGCAAACTAGCTTTTCGAGTGAATTAGGCAGTACGATGCGATGACCAGACATTATGCAAAGTATTTAAATATTCCAATACAAATCTGTTCGATATGTGAAGAAGAAATAACCATTGAGAGGTTTCGTTCAGGGTTAAAGAAGTTCCACGCCAGTGACGGAACCTACCATGATTGTGAAATTAGTGTAGAATCATTACCCCCAATGAATGACAGAGAATATTTTGAGCAGAAGTATAATGCACAACCAGCTAAAAGGAGGGAAAGAAAGAATGGCACTAGAGTGGTGGGCTGACGAGACAAGAGTAATTGCAAGAAGGCAAATGGGAAAACACTACATACGGTTCCTAGCCACCAACATTAGAATAGAAAGGAGTCATCAATACGCGAAAGTATCAATTTTGTTTGACAACCATACATTAGATTTTGACGATCTAGCATTTGGCAAAAGAGAAACAAGAACAAGACTGATACGTTCGGCACACAAAAAGTTTACAAAATTGCCATTAGAGAAACCAGATTACACAGAAGATACAGCAGAAGATGACATGCTAACCTTCTGCGATCAGGCATACGATAACTGGTCTAATGCAGTAGAGGTGACTAGAACTGAGCCAGTGGAATACGATCCTATTGATTTTATTGCTAAGCCTTTTGTACTGGGTGGTGAAAGTGGAACAATTCTTTTTGCCTCACCTGGTACAGGGAAAAGTTGGTTCTCTCTCCTGTTAGCCGTCAGTATTGATTCAGGTAAAAAAGGAGTAATCGTACCCAATAGGCAAGCCAACGTTTTATACATCAATTTGGAACGCTCTGAGAGGTCATTACGCAGAAGGTTACTCATGGTTAACAAGGCACTTGGACTGCCATTCAATAGATCGCTTATGTTTTTACATGGGCGCGGTAAGACATTGCCCTCTATGGCAAGCTCTATCAAGACAATTATTGAAAAGGAAGATATAAAAGTTGTTATCTTGGATTCCCTTTCGAGGAGTGGGGCATCATTGATTGACGATGTGCAAGTCAACAAAACGATGGACACTTTAAATTCATTTGGTATAAGTTGGTTAGCCATTGCGCATACCAGTAAATCCCAACCTGGTCAGGCACACAACAAGACCGTGTTTGGATCTGTCTTACAAGATGCAGCCAGTGATTCAGTATTTCGCTTAGATGGAGTATCAGAAGGTGATGTTATGTTTCAAAAACTGACGCTTACCAAGTCAAATGATTTCAATATCAGCGCACCATTAGCGTATAGATGGGTTTTCGAGACAAAAACAACTTCAGAAGGTGAAGAATCAGCAGAGATTAGAGGGCTTTATCATATAGATCCATCAGAGTTTCCAGAACCAGAAGAAGTAGAGGAGAAGAAACAGACTCAAAGCGAACTAACGAAGGATCAGTTAAACTATATATGGCATGAAGGATCAGTTACGTCTATGCAGTTTGCAGAACATTTTGATAGAAGTGAATCTTGGGCTAGTAGAAAACTATCCTCATCCCTACTTCTTTCAAGTGAACAAGATGGCAGAAACAAGAGATATTCCGTTAGGGGAGAAGATGATATTTAGAACAGATCGCCCCCCAACGCTTGCTCCTGATCGCTTAAGGCTTGTCGCTTCGCGTTTTCAAGCGTAACACACTTGTCAACCCCCCACGTCAGCACTAAGGTTTTAAGGTATACAGAAAATTATCTCGACACTTGCGTACACTTGCGCAACTGTTGAATCAAGTATAAAGGATAGAATATGACTGAAAAAACATGCCCTCCACATCACCTGGTTTTAGAAACTCATGAAGAAGCTCATGAACGATGGACTAAAAATAACTACCATGTTCCATCGAGAAAAAGATATCGAAAGATTCTAGGAAAATGTAAGCATTGTGGCTACACAAAGTCACACCCTATAGGCAGACAGTTTGAAGATACCTATAAGATGGAATCTAAAATGTCTCTATCTGGGCAGTACAAGAACGGTGCTAGTAGGGAGTGGAGTTTGAAATGAAGCGTAGCCCTATGAAACGTAGCAGTAAACCTATGAAAAGATCTAGGTTAAATGCTCGTAGTAAAAAAATGGCTAAGTTTTATAAAGAAGTCCGTGTTCCGTATGTTAAACAAGCGGTAGGGAATGGGAGGAAACCATGCGCTATACAATCACCTGACTGTACGCACTTCGTTCAATCAGTACATGAACGATTGACAAGGGCTAGGGGCGGTGGAATAATAAAGGCGCACCAGGAGAAAAATCTCGTTCCGTGTTGCTTTAGCTGCAATAGCTACGTTAGTGAGCATAGCATCTGGGCAGAAGAACAAGGTTGGTTGATAAAAGGAGAATGAATTGATTACAAATAAAGAGAATTTGCCTAAGTTTTTAGTGCAAAGCATTGAATACTGGGGCAAGTCGCATGACTCACAAGCAGACTACTCAGCAACAGAGTTACTAGACCCACCTAGAATAGTCGCACTACGTCGTAAGTTTCGAGATCAAATAGAAGAAGATGCTTCAGACAGGATATGGTCATTACTAGGTAGTGCCACCCATAAAGTAGTTGAATCTGCCATCGAAGAAGATGGTGGAGAAACGCTAGTAAGTGAACATAGAATGTTTGCAGAGCTAGATGGCACTACTATTTCAGGGCAAGCAGACGTATTTGACAGGCAAACAAAGACCATATATGACCTTAAAACCGCGTCAGTGTGGGAGATTATAAATGGCGTGAGAATCGAGAGAGAACAACAATTAAATATATACGGCTGGCTCGGTCGTCAGGAAGGTTGGGAAGTTGAGCATGTTGCAGCCGTTTTTATTTTACGAGACTGGAGTAAAACAAAAGCACTCAATGAACAAAACTATCCAGCATCGCAAGTCGTTGAATATAAGATACGCATGTGGACTGATGAACGAGTAGAAGAATTTTTGCGTAGTCGTATTCAGATGCACGAACAGGCAAAAGAACAGCTACCATTCTGCACCCAAGAAGATAAATGGACACGACCTACAAAATTTGCAGTTATGGGCAATGGAAGGAAGTCAGCATTTCGATTACTGGATTCTATGCAAGACGCGCAAGCATGGATGAGGTCTAACAAGAAGGGTAATACAGTAGTTGAACGACCAGGTGAAGATGTGCGTTGTGAATCGTACTGTTCAGTACAACCATTTTGCTCACAATATAAAGCATCTAAGGTAAAGGAGTAGTTGACATGAAAAATATTATTACATACTCTAAAAAAAGAATAGGTGGTTATTTCTCTTTCCCTCTATTCGACCTCTCAAAAAGACCTGTAAGGATTTGTCCTTTCTCCTTAACAGCGTCGCCTAACTGGGGTATTGCGTTTCGTCCTCCTGTGAAGCGCAGTATCCCTCTTTTTTTGCTCATAGCCATTGTAAGCCTCGTATGGGCGTTTTTTCCGCAAAGTAATGCTGAGGCACGTTCAGACATGCCAGAATACATGCAAGAACGGTACATTTTGTTCCAAGAAGCGTACTTAAATAGCCCCTGGCCAAGCTACATGTATCACAAAGTAGAGTCAGTTGCATTTTGCGAGTCAAGTTTGCGCTGGTATGCTACAGGCGACAATCAGTTGGCTTTGGGCTACATGCAGGTGAGGAAAGATTACCACCCAAGATTACATAATACCTTCAATTTATATAATGGCGCGGAGAATTTAACTGCAGCTTACATTATTTACTTAGAAGCTGGAAGAAGCTGGAGACCGTGGAGTTGTAAACCATGAGCGAAGAAGATCAAGTTTCTATGAGCAGAAAAACAGTAAAAGAAATCGTGAATACTTTTGTGACAATGACTTTCGTTTTGGAAACTATGCAACATCTAATCACAACTTTCCACAACGATTCGATTGGGAAAGAAGTCAAAGATATCAATAGAAAAATCATTGAGTTGAATCAGGAAATACAGAGGGAGTTGTAAACCATGATGATATTAGGGGTTGATCCTGGTGTGTACGGCGGAATGGCATTTGTACACCACGATAAAGACACAGCCCCTATAGTATTCCGTATGCCTATGGATGGCACAGGCAGACACGGCTATGACTTGCCATCAATAATGGATATCATCTTTGACCTGTTACCTGATGTATTAGTTATAGAAAAAGTAACCAGGCCAGCATCTTTAGTGCGATGTATGGGTCTGTTCGAGGGTATAGGTGCAGCTTTGGAATTAGAAACGCACACTGTTCGACCACAAGAATGGAAAAAATACTACGGTTTGTCTAAAAACAAACAAGAATCTATTGATCTAGCCCTTGAACATTATCCATCTTTGGATAGCGAGATTACTAAAATATCAGATGACGGTATAGCAGAAGCTGTTCTTATAGCCGAATATGGCTATGTCATTGACGGATAACTATTTCTTTCTGCGCTTTCCAGCAGCAGCCATCTTTTGAAATTTAGCCTTACCATACTTCTTGCGACCAATACTAGCAGCTAGAGCTTTAGGGTCTCGCACGCCTTTACGCTTGAGTTGTCCTGCTAGTTTGGAGAAACGACCACCCCCTCCAACTTTCATTGACTTTTTAGTAGCCACGTTTTTTACTCGGCTTTCTTGATTTCTTACCTAACATCATTATCTCCTAACATCTTTAGTATTTGCTTTGTCATAAATACTTCTACAGGTACGACATTATCAGGCAGTTCTTCGTCTGGTGTAAACAAAATATCAAAGTCGTAATCTTCTTCATCCCAATCAATTTCTTCATCAACGCGATTGAGCTTCTTGCTAAAGATTTTATCAAAGTCATTCCTAGCCCAAACCATAAATACCCCTAAATAGGATTAAAATGAAAGGCAAATTTTTTCACCAATTCCATTATACCTTAACGTTTATTCTGACGCCTACCATAAAATAAGTATTCATATAGAGTTTCTTTATCAAGCCCTTTGATTCTTTTGAATTTTCTATATGGTATTTTTTGAAAATTAAAAGTATCTTCCAATACAACTTTATTAAAAATAGTTTCAATCTCCTCATATTTTAATAATCCATCTGAGCTATAGCTTAAAATAATGTGCTTGCTTTTAGAATTGACTAAGACTTTTTCTAAAGCATCTCCTACCTTACTCTTTACGCAGAAATCAGATTTTTGATTGCTATAGTTTCTTAATCCTGTCTTACCTCTAAGTTCACTAAAGTCTTCTTGTGCTATAGATTCCAGCATGTGATAATTCGGAGCATATTGTCTCTGATTATAGGGAGGATCTAGGTACAAGATATCTGCATCAATTTGATTTATAACCTCATTAATGTCATTGCAAAAAGATTGATTGCTTTTAGAATTATTTGTAATAGGCAATCCATGAAACTCAAATTTCTTTAAAGCTCTCTTATCCCAATGTTTTAGGAATGTACTGTATGTGCCACCAATATTTGAAAAACTTGGAATGTGATAAACAAGAGAACCCAAAATGTAATCTTTCTCAACTAAAGAGATTACCTTTTGATCCAACCACTCATTAATTTGAAATAGTATATAATCAATTTTTTGCCCATTTTCTGCACTAAGGTATCTTCTTTCCGAAATGCCACCATCTGAATAACTGTTAAAAACATGTCCAGATAACTTTTCATTAGAGTTATTCAAGAAATTAAAAGGGTTATTAATTCCAATTTTTTTTAGTCCGTAAAATGAAGGGTAGTCATTCATTTCAATTAAAATTTTCTGAATCAAATAAGAAAAGTATAAATTATCATTAGAATATATTTGGAAACTATCTTTAAAATAAGAACCAACGGAACCTGTTCCAGAAAAGGCATCAAACATTGACATCGCCTCTGTTGATTCGATATTTTTTCTAATGAATAAGTCAATCGTGTTTAGTAAATTATTTTTTGATCCGATATATCTCATATAAAAACGTTGTTTCCATAAATTTATTATACCTCAACGTTCATCTCAATAGTAGGCACACCGCCTCGCTCTTGACCTAACAATTTCTTATACGTTGGGCGTATCCATAGTTTGATAACACCAAGAGCCAATGGGTTCATCATTGCAGCTTCAGGGTATAATCCACCTGGCCTGCCATCTCTCTTTACACCTTCAACAAATCCCTTTAGGAACGACCCAGTACATGCAATAATCATTTCTTTGTTCTTGAGGTAGCCAACTGTAGTGTTAAACTGTGCATACATACGTGCAAGTTTACCTGCTACTGCTTTATGGTGATGACCTAACAAATAGATATCCGCGTCAAAGCCTCTCACAACGTGCTCTAGCTGGTTCAATGGACTGGATAGTAGTTTACCCCCACTTCGACCATGATGCGCCCATATAAGAACTTTAGGCCTTCCGTGAGATTTATTGTTTGGTTTGAATGTAAGGTTAATATAAGCACACGTACCTAAGAATGGAGCCTTAAGAAAGCTAGCCATCCGCTGGTCGGTAGTTGTACCGTCTTGATGTATGTGAAAGTGATGACCTTCAAGCAGTCCAAGCCATTTACCAACAGTAGGTTTTAAGATTTTTTGAAGTTCTTCTTCGAGTTCTTCTGCTTTTGCATCAATCGCATCAACAACACTATCGTAAAAACCAGACTCCCTAAGTTTCTTACGATTCGACGGTGATTCCATATCGATGAAGTCACCCATCCCAATAAACCACGCATTATTCTTTACTCCGTATGCTACAACTTCTTTGAGGCGTTCCAGATCTACAACATCGCGCTGTTGCTGGAGCTGTATATCGCCAATAGGGATAATTAAAGTTTCTTTCCACGGCAGAGGCTTATTGGTTAGATGCTCAACTGACGATAGTTCCATTTGGGGGGCCTCATCTCTATATTAACTACAGCCTGTCGTTACCCCACATTCCTGACATGTGCTGCAAGTACCTGTCTTTATCATTCTCACACCAAAACACTGATCACAAAACTCACCAGTGTACCCCTGCTGTACAGCTTGGCTCATTATGTCTAGTTTAGATGATACCACAGGTTTTTCTGATACTGCACTCATAGCGGATACTGTATCCTGGTGCATTTGTAAACGTACAGGCATCAGTAATTCTCGTACTACTTTAAACTCTGGGTATTGATCGTTTGCTCCACGTGTTTCTGCTGCGTAGAGTAGTCGTTGTGCTGTTGCTAATTTATCGTCTAATGCCTCAAGATCCACTGTTGTTTGCCTTGTCTCTAATCATCCTGTAGATAGCTAATGCACCAGCACTAACAATAGGTGCAGATGCTGCAGGTATACCAAAGTCACCTGCATTTTCAGCTAAAGATATTAGAGCAGCAGATACTGCAATTATTATTAAATCGCGCAAACCTTTATGCAACGTTCGTGGCATTACTTTCTCCTCGGAATTTGTATTTGATGTATTTCATATCCGCCTTCATAGCGGATTGGGGTTGATGGACTGCTCAACCAAGCATTAGTCCAAGCTGCAAAGTCTCCTTTCTTTATAGGCTCAGGTACAACTTTTTCTTTTGCTGCACCAAGTAAAAGTTCTTTATCCCAGTTATCACCAGGATCATCAGGTCGTGTCATAGGACTAATATCACAATGCCCTATTAGATTTTCTTCATGGATAATTATATTGTGCTGTTCAGTAAGCCACTTGAGTATTGCTATACAGCTATTGTGTTGTGCCAGTGTCCAGTTCTTACCACTAAATCCTTCAGCACCAATGCCTATAGTATGTGAATTAGGATTGACTCCACGATAGCCAGTCCACGGCACACCAACGGAAGGATTTGTTGTAGCGTCTACACGCCCTGCGTGCCACGCTGCTTGGTTTACTGGTACATACTGGGTAATAGTTCCATCTTTGTCTATTACGAAGTGATAACTAGCTTGGTGGACTACTTCTTTTTCGCTCGCCCACTGATCCATAGTTGTACGCCAGCCCTCAATGCTATGACACACCACCGTGTCAGCTTCAATGCTACCGTAGCCACCATAAGCCCCAGTAGGAACACGTCTACAATCAGGCATCCAATTAGTTGCTGCCATGTCGAATCCTTATCTTTGATCCCAAAAACCATATACTAACATCCCTGCTGTAAGTGCCATTGAGTACAATCTACCTGCCCATGTGCTGTGAGATTTTTCAATCTGTTCAATGTGTTCCTCAGAGTCTGTGACTCTTTCATCTAAACGTGCTACGGCTTGAATTAATCCTTCGCGACCATTGCCGAAGATGCCGTTCTCTATTCTTTCTAAACGTCGATCTATGTCTGTGAGAATGGGATCGGACATGATCTACCTTCCATTCAACAAGTACAAGTATCACAACAGCCATCGCAAGGACAGTTGAAGCGTCTATTGGTTTGACTCAATCCAAGTTTTAAGTGCATCTTCATCTCCTTTAACTTTTTCGTATTCGTCTGTTGCTTCTAGTAATGCTGCTTCCAATAATGGAACATCATCTTCACACTGCTTCAAATCTTTCTTTTGTTGTTCGAGATTATCCTGTAAGACTTTTATATTATCATTCAACCTAACAATATCATCAGCAACATCTGCTTCAGTGAAGTCTTTAGCTTCTATACCTGCACGTAAGCCACCAATCTCTGCACGTTTCTGTGAAATAAATTGAGTAGTATCTACAATCTGATTAGCATATTGTTCTACTTGGTAGTTGTTATATTGAAATGCTCGTTGAGCATCGAACCATTTAGAGGGACGAGTAAGTCCTTGTGCTCCATCCATCTGTTCCCAGCCACCACTTTGATTCCAAAGCACTATGTCACCCATTAGTCTGCTCCTCCCCATAATGTTGCTAACATAATCATAACTCCTGAACTTGCTGTGAACTCTATAGATGTAATTTGACCAGTCACTGCACTGGTTGCACATACTGATGACAATGAATTTAGTTTGTTTTGGTTTCCCCAGTTAATAAGACGGTTATATATCATAGCCCATGAAGAATCTCGCTTATTACTTTTTACCCACAGCTCACCGCTTACACCATCGCTTGCATCAGGTTGACCTGTAGCTGCTGCTAATATGTAAAAGCTGTTGTTTTCATTAACATTCCACCATAAGTTAGTAGCAGATGCCCCTACTACACTACTCTGAGCATCATAATTAAATACGTGGTGTCCTGACTTATAATCTGATCCAGATCCAGCTTCTCCATTTAAACTGACATAACAATTTTGTGTACCACCAGTAATACTTCCACCTGCGTAATAAGTATATTGAATACAGAAAACAGTACAGCCATTCATGTTAGATGAATTGAAGTTTACAGATGATCCACCTCCAGCAACTCTTGCAAGGACACGCATGTTTCCACTAAGCATTAGCGTACCCCCCATAACTGTGCACTAAAGTTATCGAAGTTATTTGCATTTGCAAACCGTACTACCGTCATAGGTTGTGAAAGATTATCGAAGATTCCTGCTGTTAATGTAGGGTATAAATAATTGTCAGTATCTCCATAGTCACCACCAGAAAATCCAATAAGATGTCCTTCGCTACTACCTAAAGGTTTCGCATATAAGAAATAGCCTGTAGCTCCCCATCCATCTGTAGGTAACACACCTTTTATTATATCTAGAGTAGAACCACTGCCAGTTTGTTTAGCACTGTCATCAACTCCATACATTTGAGTCCACTCATGGTTACTAGTAGTGCCAGTAGTATTCAAATTTACTTGCATTTGCACTGTAGAACCGTCACCGTTTTGTATATACCACTGACAGTAGACAAAAGTATAACCTTGAACATTTACTGCAATTTCAGATGGCTTATTTGGCGTTCCAGAATCTACACGCACTGCACTAATAAGTTCCCATGCAGTTACTTTATGTGCTAACGGTTTTGATATTGCACCTAGTTGTGAGTATCCCATTAGTCACCATACCCATACCTATTACCAAGTATGGCAACTGTAGATCCAACTGCAAAACTTCCACCTGTACAAGTTATTAATAAAGAGGACATGTTTTGTGCAGTAGCACCGTGATATAGCTTACCGCCGTACCATTGAGCATAAACAGTATTGTCATTATTTACACTCGCATATCCAGTAAACATATTATAATAAAACTCGTTTGTTAGCCCATGTTGACCAGAGTGAATGACATCTATTAGACAGCTATCACTAGAATACATGTGACCAACTCTTTGTGCTGAACCAGATGTAGTATAGTTACCAGACCAATATCCACCTCCAGTGCCAGAGTTATGTGTAACTGTGTCGATTGCAAAATTTACATTAGAGCCAGCTCCACCAGTCCAGTCCAGTGTTATATCACCTTCAGTAGAGTCGTTCTTGAAGTATCCCATGATACGCATATGAGTATAGATATTATCAGCAGGCGTAGCATCGAAATTTCCAATATTAGTAAAGCTAAATTGGGCAGCAGCAGAAGTCATAGTTGCTCTGGCAATAAGATCCCAGCCTTCCCATCCATTGCCCATATTAGAGGCATCAGAGAGAGGTTGAGTAACCATAGGGCTACGCATATCTGCTTTAACATATGCCACTAGGAAGTACTCGCTCGAATCACATCGCCGTAGATTGCTATCTTAGCTGTTGTTCCAGCAAAGGCTTTGACTATCAAGGCTGCGGAAGCATTACCTTTGATAAGTCCACCTTCTACTACCTTCACTAGTCCAGATTCAGGGGGTATTGTTACTTCGATATGATCACCTGCTGCTGTTGTACCACCCCATTCGATAGTCAACTTGATAGCAGATGTATCAATGTTCGTAGCATATAAGTTTATTGTGTCGTAGTGTGCTGCTGTTGAGCTACCAGTGTGGATTGTAGTACCAGCACTGGAAGTAGCAGTAACGCTAATCCCTCTGCCATCTGTAGAGCCAGAGAGTTTCATAATTTCAAATGTATCTTGTGCAGCCATCTCTGACTCCTATCTTTACTTTAGAAAACTTAGTGTGTTTTCAGGTTTTAGATTATCCAATGCAGCGGTTACTTCATAAACGTCTGTGTAGTTTTCAGGAAGATCTCGTAGCTGTTGACGATACTGTGTTGCTTCGCTTTGCTGATCACTTGTCAATGGACTATCAGGTAAAAGACACCAGTCGGTAGCAGCAAGGTACGCATTACGTATAGAACGTACTTGAAACTGCTCCCATGTAGGTACGTTACTTGCAATAAATGCGTCAGATGGCTCCATCAATTCACGTTGGACTACACCATTTTCATTAGTCCATTCACGATGTACACCATCTGTATCTATATGTTCTCGGTATTTAATAGCCATCATAATCTCCTAGCTTTGTGTGTAACCTTCAACGTAATATGAGTTATAGCCAGTGCTAGTATGTACAGTAGAAGCACCGCTATATATATTTAAAGCTGTAAGTCCAGTATCAGAAGTTAAAGGTTCATCATATACCCACTGTGTCATATCTCTCGTACCTGTACCTATTGGATTGTATAGATTAAATACTCCATAGATTGTTGCTCTGTTTGTAGTTTCATAACCTTGTGCAAGAAAATATATATCAAACATTACATAGGCTTGTGATCCGTTAAACGAAGAACCACCAGCAGTTCCAGTCCACATACCACTAATAGAGGCAGTAGTACCAGTGTATCTTTGGTGTGTAACTTTATAGTAGTTTCCTGTAAGTCCATTGACTGTCCAGTTTACTGCACCTGTTCCACTAGCCAACGAGGGGAACGTAAACCATCCACGTAATGCTCGATAATTAGACAAAGATGTAATGTTAAATGTTGTTGCAGATCCAGATGATGTAGCACCTTTAGCTACTTCTGCCCAGTTACCACCAGCAGCAGCCCAAGTAGGATTAGACGTAGTACCAGCAGACTTTAAGTATGTACCGCTGGCTCCAATCGCAAGCTCAGTTAATACCCCTGAGCTATTAGTGAAAAGTACCTTGTCGTTACCGCCTTTAAGGTCAGTCAGATTACCAAATGTAGGAGCTGAGCTAGTGCCGTTGCCTACTAAAGTAGTACCGTCTGCTCCCAATGCTAACTCAGTGACGGTTCCTGACCCATTTGTATATAGTGCTTTCCAGTTATTTCCACTTAGATCAGTTACAGTAGTAGTACCGCCTGACGGATTGAATATATTACTCATGTGTTCTTCCTATCTAAATCTCTGCAATACTGCTATACCAAGTACGCTTTGTTGTGTTCCAGTAGATACAACATCTCTACTGCTACCGTTACCAACTGTTAGTTTGTTGCTGCTAGTGTTATATACCATCTGCCCTGCTCCTGTTTGTGAAGGGCTAGATGCTCCAGGTGCAGTCAATGTACCTACAGTTAAACTGCCACCTACTGTTACATTACCGTCAGCATCAATCTTGAATATCTCACTGTTGTCTGAATCTTTAACTGTGAGCTTTCTACTTGTACTATTACCGCCAAGTACTACTGTAAAGTCTGCACCTGTAGTTGTTCGTAGAAGATAGGTAACAGTCTTACCAGCCCCACCTTCTAAGTGTTCTTTGAACTGATTTATGTTAGCAGCTTGTACTTCGTTACCTGCTGATACACTTGATAAAGCCATAATTACCGCCTATGCGTATACCTTGCCTACATTATAAGCATCTCTATTGTAAATTGCCACATCGCCTGATGTAGTGTCTGCAATCTCATAAAACATCACGTCAAATACCTCTAAATCGCCATCAGACATAGGCTGCATTATACGCCCATTGACATTAATAATTCGCCCCACATACGTTCTATCGCCACGCCTGTCGTAAAGGGTCACTCTTTTCTGGACACCGCCAAACAAGAATGATTCCAAGTAATTGCCAGACATACTAGCTCTACCGCCACCTGACAATATAACCCCACTATTCACTGTGACTGAGAATGTCCAACTCTTTCTTCGCGGAGGGTTCAAAATAGTATTAAGAACTACTGAATTTACTATAGGGCTTTGACTTTCAGAACCAGTAGTCATTTGCATGTTATATCTAATCTGGTTGAACTCAACTTCGTTAGTAAATACAGCAAAAGATTCGCCATCGTTATCCGCAGTAACTATTGTTTCAGGAGAAGCCTCGTCTATTTCATATCGTAGCACCGCAGTAGCAGCAGCAGTCATACTCGCTCCTAATACACGACCTGCGCTTAAAAACTTTTTGAATAACTTAGCCCCTACATTCAGTCTAGGCCCTACGATAAGACCAGTATTGGTTGTATATAAGTAGTTTTCGTCATCTTGAGGGCGCATACCTGCGCGTGGATTGATATAACTGCCTATTGTACTGCCGTATCCAGCTAAAACAGATGGGTTACTATCTGCTATAGCACCTGCTCCAGTAACAAGTAACGCATTACAATCGTTAGAACCCTGGTAATTCCATGTATGTACGGTTTTGTATGGGTTTATTTTTATGAGATATGTATTCCCACTTGCGTTTTTCTGCGCCAAATATATCCAGTCTGCATCTCCTGCTATAGCTGTAATAGCACCATTCAATTCAGTATTACCCAGCATCCCATTAGTAGGGTAAAGTAAGGTAAATGTTTCATTCTGCGGATCAATCTGCATCAATCTATCGCCGTATGGTACATAAATAAAACCATCTACCCATAGCAACGGATTCTTCCCATTACTGTCGCGTAGCATTTGACGGCCACCAGTCCAAAAATCATTGACATTTGTACCGTCAAAAAACCAAACACCTTCTTTTTTGAATATCCATACTTTGTCATCTGCTGTAAGTAAACCATTTACTGTTTCAGAAGTATGCCCTACTGGTACAGCAGCAGACCATGTACTACCGCTACCATCTGGAGCAGTAGCAGACTTTATATTACCTGAGCTATCTATTTTCCAGAATTGGGGAGTAGTAGATGTACGTCCTCTTGCTGTAAAGAACACTGCATTGTCATCTGTAGCTGCTGATGCAGCCCATGTAGTGCCATCTGAAGATACTTCGTAGTCAACATCATCTCCTGCTGGAGCATATAATTTGCCGTTGAACTCACGTACAGGGCCAGTAAAAGCATTACCTGAACCTAAATCATCTACTTCATCGAATTGGTCATTACTTGTGTCGTACTTATATAAGTATCTACCAGCGCATACATACGTACCTAGTGAATTTTCTGCCATAAATGTAGGTGCAGCGTCAATAGTTGTAGAACTAGCAGCAGTTTTATAAAGCTGATTAAAAGCTGGACTAAGGTATAATCTGTCACCGTAAGAAGCATCTATATATTGTGAATAATTATATCCTACGGTTGTAGAAGTAAGAGTAGATAGCTCATCTACACCACAGCCACCAGCCCAGTTATCAAAACCTAATGGTACATCTACTTCTGCTGGTACTTGCTGGTAGTCGAATGTACCTGATGTACGTTGTTCTTCTGCAAGCATTGGCTGTAAGCCACGTGACCAGGCTAAACCCATTTCTGACTGAGCAAGCCGAAAGCCTACCTTAACATCATCGTATTCAAGGTACACATCATAACCGCTGCTATCACGTGAACGTGTTGTCGTCATACTTTAAATGGCCCTTGTATCTTACTTCCTGCCAACATTCTAAATGGCCACTTCACTTCGTAGTCGTTGGCCCTACTTTGAATAATTGAAAGTTTAGCACTAACTTCTTCAGGTATATCTGAGTACATACCTTCTCGTTCAAATAATACTTGTGCAGCGTGTGAATATAGAATCATAGAAGATGCTTCATCTACTTCCATAGTATTGGTAGCTTGCGAAGCTCTAGTAGTGCCCAATGCAGATAAAGGACTTCTACCTACCAACCGAATCTGACGACGAGCTTGCGGAACATTGTCAAACATTATTCGTTGAGTAGTATCGTCACGACGTACTCTAGCGTTAGCTTCGATTGGATAGATGGATCGTACACGACCAGCATCACCGAAGTAAAGCCATCCGCGATCAATAAATCCTGTAAAGGTTGTACTGTTATTTGCAACTTCTATTCGTGCTGTTAAAAGCGATGAACTATTTCCTACTATATTCTTTTCTACTGTTAGTAATTCCCAGCCAGCACCACCATGATAATCACTACTGGTAGTACCGCTGTCATCTATAAGTTGTATTCTAATTTTACTTGCAACGCGACTGTATATCCATGCAGCAAACGTCATCTTCTGACCTGCTGCACCTGCTGCAGTAATACTATTATTCATATTTGCTACTACTTGGGAGTATGTACCTGCTGTTGATGCAGCTACTACTAGCTTTGTGCAGCTATTGTCGTATTTAGGTATAAGTTTATTGGAGCTTTCTTCAGTTACTATACTCGCAGTAACCGACGAAGCTGCCCAATTAGACGTGGAATCGAAGTCTGGATCTGAGATAAAATTCCATCCGTCGTGGGTTCCGAGGGGGTATTCGATAAAGGCAAAGACAGGCCCCTTTCTAATAGTAGACGGTATATCAAATTCTTTACTGTATCCGTCGCCTGTAAGTGTTTCGTCAAACGTAAGTTTTGCTATTTGAGGGTACGCACGTAAACGACCTTCATCTAATGCAGTAAACTTTCTTGATGGTTCATACTTATGTAATTCAAAAGCATCACCATCTTGAGGTACGGCAGGAAATGCAGGGTCTACAGTAAGTGTTCCTGATGCTGAAGCAAATGATTTTACTCTGCGTATATGATACTGATTAGTACCAGATTGAGTTATACGCACATAGTAATCACGAAAATAATCTTCCCCAAATGCACTAAGATGATTTTTGACCACAGTCGTACCATCTGTACTTGTTGCGGAAGTTACATTATCGTAATCATCCCCTATAAACTGGGATAAACCTGTTAATAAATTTTGCCCAGTTATTGCCATTATGCGCTACCTTGTGTGACTAATAATTTCTTTGAACCAGATGCACAAATAGCAGTTATGGCTCCATTGAACCAGTTGCCACCTGCTACTGACATTTCGTATGAACCCCCTGAAGCGTTCAATCTAATGCCTGTGTTTGCTGCTGCTGTTCCACCTAGATTGATATAAATAACTTCATCAGAATCATTTACCATTAATCTATAGGAAGCAGTTTCACTAGCAGAAAGTACAGCCGTACTACTACTACCTACCGTTACAGCGGTATGTGCTGGTGTGTTAATTATTCCTGGTGATCCAGCCATAACCAACTCCTATCTTTTTTTACGAGGTGGGCTAGTTTCAGACTTTGCCACACCACTCATTGCTTCAATTTGCAGTCTAACAAGTTCGTCTTGCTGTTGTCTTGCTTCTTGTTCACGTGCTGTTTCAATAAGGCTAAATTCTTGTTGATGCCTATGTAGCATGTGATTTTGCAAGTCAAACTCAGAACGTAAATTACTTTTTCGACACGTTTGTGCTACTAATCCAATGTCATTTAACCATTCTCGTTCGGCGTTGTCAGGGTGCAATAAACAAAGTAGTTCAGATCCTGCTTCAGCTTTGGGTGGTTTACCTGGCATACCAGGAACCCAGAATACTTGTGCGCCAGTAAGAGTACGCTTACGCAATACTTCACCTAGTTTATGCTTCAATACCCTGCTTTCTGTACCATCAAGTAATGACCAGACACTTACTAATTCATCAGCGTCACGACCATCATTTGTTGATCCAGTATATTCCATAGAGTATTCATCATTATTGACGATTACTTTATCGAGCGTTCCTGAAGTTGCAGATTCTGCTATTGCATTTGCTGCTGCTTCAGCTATTACATTGTCAGTAGTCATTTTAATGCCTTTCAACGGTGATAGATGGGCCACTTACTGTAGTACGGCGCATCTCCAGCGTTCTTTGTTCAGCTTGTTCAATAGCATCTTCCAACATAGTAGATGCTTCACTCAATTCTTGTATGCGATTTGCTCCCTGTTTACTTTCACGTAACTGGTCAGCAATCTCGCGTAACTCTCCTACCGTATGCTCCATCAAAGATGGTATAGCAAATGGTGGGGCATGAAATGAATCAGCATCACCTAGATCTTCCGACCATATAGCTCGCTTATCATTCCTAATAACATGTATGAATTGCCGTCGCTGCATCCCCTGCCCCTTGATCCCTTGAACATTAAGTTCTTCAAGTCTCAAAGCTGGTTCGTCATTTTTGACGATTGATGCAGCAACGACAAGTTCGTTCATACTTAGTCGCTTACTGTGTACTCAACGTGAACAGTAACATCGGTGATAGTACCACCAGTGTCATTGCTCGCTTTTATTTCGAGTACTGCGTCAGCAGCGTTCTCGTATGCACCATCTGAGTTTGCACCAGCTTGTGTAAATGCTATTGACCTTGTGGTCTTAGCAGCATACAAAGCTGAGTCAATACCCACTACACCAGTTGTGGCTGTGGTTGTACTCTCATCTGAGTCATTAGTAATTTTACCAATTACCGTTGCCCCAGTAAGTAATTCGACTTTGTACACGTTTGAAGCGTGGGCTGCAATAGCAGCTTCACTGACAACAGTCATGTTCAAAATACGAACTTTATTTGAGTTAGTGAAAAACTCTGATTTGGTTGCACCATTAGCAATTGAGTTGAATGTAAACGATTCAGCTTTTGCGTTAGCTACAGCTACCATAATTTATATCCTTCCCTACTATGATGTTGGCGCGGTTGCGTCAGAAAGTAATTCGTATCCCCATTCGTCACGGCGTTCACCGTAGACAAATTCGTCATACAAGAATACTTCGTCTGCACCACCACCAATATCTGGTCTACGACGTGTTTCAGCCATTGGAGCATGACCTTCTACCAAGACTATTGCCTTTTGGTGAAAGATACCGCCTTTAGCGTCATCTGATCCGTCGATTGAGATGTTTCCGTCAGTGAAAACATTTGCGTTAAACAATGTTCCACTAAAACCGTTTCGCACCATGTCTGCTGTCATTCCGTCTACAGAACCAGCACCATTAGAAGCAGTAGTTGTAATACCTACTGTTAATTGATCCTGAATGTCCTTGAGCTGGAATGGGTGCAATACTACTGAGACATTACCTGGAGGTGCAGGCTCAGTTGTGTTACCGAATATTCGGCTTTGCCCAGCAGATATGTGACCAACAGTAAGGGTAGATCCTGCTCCACCGAGAGAAGTTGAGAATGAATCTAATTGTGTTAGACCATCTTTGTCCTTCTTACGTTGGATAGCATTTTGCCCTAATTGGCCAATTTGCGACAATACATTGCTTGCTAATCGACGGTATACACGGTCAGTTACGATGGTTTGAATACCTGTAACTGTTGGTGTAAGGGTCAATAGCGAGTCTGACATTTGTTGTGGATTGTCAAGGGTTGCAGTTTCAGCTACACCTGTTGCGGTGAGCTTGTCCAAACGAACCTCGTTCCATCCAGTACCACTGTTCTCGGCTAAAGTAACCTTGTCTACGACAGCATCGCTAGTCATTGTTCCTTCATATTCACGAACAATTCTAGCAGCAGCTATAACTGTAGGAAGGCTGTCAGCCAGATTAGTAGTAGTAGTGTTACCTGTGGTAGCCACTATAAGCTCCTATCTTATTCCTAAATGTTGCATTACACGCTGTTTGTCATCAGCGGAAATGTTGCGACCTTCTCCGTATGCACGAACAAGATCATCTAACGTCGGCGTTGAACCTGCTCGACTTGCAGATCCGCTACCAGCAGCACGTTTCCTTTCGGCTGTTTTGCTGGCTGCCTCCGTTTCATTTAACTGCTGTCGAGTCCAGTCGAGAACATGCTGAACGGCACGAATTGGTGAGCCTGTTGAAACGCCTTCCGACCAAACGGAAGCTGGTATATTTTCAGGGTCATAACCCAAGTCTTTTGCCTGACGTACTACTTCTGTTGTTGCTTCATTCCACAATACAGTAGTTGCGTCATTTACTTCAGGAGATCCTTGCTGGTCAGTAATTGATGCAGGACTTTCAAGTGCTTTTAATCGACGATCTAACGCATTTTCGCGCATAGCGAGTTTCATTTCGTCATCGATTAGATCAGAACTTACAATTAGTTCCTGCAAAGCATTATTACTTTCCTCAAGTTGTTCAATGCGAGACTGTAAAACAGTGCTGGCATCGTTCTGAGAAAGTTTGTCAACTGTAGATTGGAAATGCTGAATACGCCCAAGCTGACTTGAAACATCGTGCTTCAACGAATCCAATTCTTTAGCTGCGCCCTCAATCTGAGAAAGCCGTTCGACAAGTTCAGCTATATCAGGTTGAGCCTCATCTTCAACAACATCTTCGGAAGCCTCAGCAGGATCGAAACCGTCTGTTGGTATTTCGACATCTTCCGCTGCCTCTGATGTTTCTTGTTCAAGAATTTCATTTACCATAATTTATCTCCAACTGGCATTACTGCGAGTCACTACACCCTGCCGAATGGGAGGGCTTTACTATATTTTATAGTTAATAATGTTTTTAGCAATAGGTTACGACAAATATCCATTTTCCATTAATGCCTTTTCTACATCAGGACTGAATCTTCTCATTGCTTTTCTATATCTGTCTGTTTTCCTATCTATTCTATTTAATATTCTTCCCAATCTATTTGCACGTACTTTATCATTATTAAGTGCAGCTTCTTTTATTTCTTCTAATAATCCATTATAGGTACTTATATTTCGCCCTGCTGCTCTCACGACAGTTCCTTGTAATTCTAAAAACGCCCTATCTTTTTGATCCCAATAATTAAAACCCTTCATAGTAATTTCCTGTATTACATTTTTATTAGCGTAATACCATTCAACATTTGGATTACCTCTAAAAATTACACGTTCATCTAAAAATTCCTGCGCTCTATCAGGGTTGCCAAAAAGACCATTTTTTACATCTTCTTCTAATTTAGCTATTCCAGAATCAACAGCATCCCAATCTAATTGATTTGTTAAAGGGTTCCTTGCGTTTTTCAAAATTTCATAATAAAAAGGAACAACAGCTTCAGGAGTCCCTGCTTCTGGAGAATCATACTCTACTCCAAAAATAGACTCTGCTGTACGTGCAGCTTCAGCTTGCCTGGCAGCTAAACTATCCATAGTTTTTCTGAAAGTATATCTATCTCCAGTAGCTTGTAACTGATCAAACGCCTGTTGTTGCATATCTTTTAATTTTGCTAGTTCTTCTGTCCTGAATTTTGCCATCTTTCCTTCAGGCGATGTATTGAACCTTCTACTAGCTTCATACATGGCCACAACTTCAGGATTTTCTTCATCTATAACTGCCCTTTCCTGTCTTGTTAGCTCTGAATAAGGCCTATTCCCAAACTCGTCTTTATCTCGCGCAGCTCTATCAAGTTGCTCAAAAGGAGTAACAGGGTTCTCTTTTGCACCAAGAGCAGAAAGACCCATACCTAATCCACCAGCTTTTAATCCTTCTACAATATCATTTGTAGCAGCATATTTATCAGCCCCTTCTTCAAATGCCGTACTCATAGAAAAAGGAACAAATTGTTGCAACTGGCCTTCTACTGTACTGAAATCCCTACCTGTAAACGTTTCACCTTGTTTCATATTCATAAGATAACTTGCAGCAGGTGAACCTTTTGTTCTGGTAGCATAAACTATATAATCCTGCAAAGCATCAAGACCATCGCCTTGTCCAGTAGAGTAAGCAACTTTTGCTACTCCAGAACTTAATCTCAATAAAGAGTCGTATGGCCCCCATACATTAACATCTCTATTACCAATTCTCATAGTTCCAAAATTTGGGTTAAGACGTAAGTCTCCATCTTCTAAAGCCTTTCCATCAATAAGAGAAAGAACTTCTTGAGGATCTCTGCCTTGAACCATAGCTACGCCTGCCGTCAAAAAAACTCCACCTTCAACCATATTAGCTATATATTTTCGAGCTAAATCACCTTCAATAGAACCTTCAGAAGCTAACTGGCCTATCGTTTCAATCATTGAACGATAAAAATTAGGAGCGAATAATAAAGCACGTTCAACTTGTCCTGCTTTCATCGTACCAATACCAGTAGCCCTATCTACTGCACGACCTATTTCACGTAAGGCAGTATCGTCTAGCACTGACTTAGAGCTGAGTAGTTTATTGACATCCGCAATTTCTAATTCATTGCCTGCTACTTTTCCTAATTCAATTTTCTTTGCTTCTAATCCACGCCGTATCGATGCTTCATATACTTCTTGTGCATCGTAAAATAGCGTCATTCTATTTCTGTTACCAATCATTGCAAAGTTTCTATTAAAAGTATCTAAAACTCCTTGCGCTTTCTTTTTTCCAACTTGTGCAAAACTTTGATTAACTAAATTTCTTCCTGCTGTAGACAAAACAGGCATAAACTCTTTCATGGCAAAAGGTTCATCAGGATTGACAATAGTTACATATTTCCCTGCACCTATATATTCTGTATCACCTTTTTTACCACCTCTTACTTCAGGAGAATCTAAAAAATCATCTACACGATTTCTACCTTTGTCTTTGTAAAAATTCATATCAGCAATAGCACTGAACATATTCCTTACAAATGCACCTTTTTGACTTCGCTTTCCTGTTTGGTATAAAACAGAAGCATTAGTAACTAAGCCAGCACTCATATCCCATGTAGAACGTAAAGGAACTACAATTCTGTTTATAACATTGACTCTTTCAGCAAGACGTTGAATGATATTAGGTTCTTGTTTTTTAAAAGCCTCTGCTATTTCATCAGCAACTTTCTTTTCAAAAGTGACTGATTCTCCTCCAACTTTTACAAAATTTTTAAAATGGGGATTTTCAAATAAAAATTTAGCTTGATCTGCTGCACTCAAATCATCAAAAATACGCGCTTTTACTTTAGGAAGGCCTTTGTGTTTGTATTTTTGTATAGCAACTGCCTCATCAACTGCCTGCATAATAGAAGTTCTTGTACCCCTATCTAAAACAGCATCACCTCTGCCAGCAAATTGCCTAAGCGCATTACCAATTTCCTGATCAACAACATCCCTAACTGCATCTGCTGAATAATGCGTCAACGCTTCTATAGGATCTTCATATAATTGATTTTCAGCACCTTCTCTAAAAGTTTTATACTTTCTTCGATGCTCGGCTTTCAATTCTAAAAATTTACGCGATGACTTGATTCCCTTAGATACATATTCATCAATATCAGAATATTTTGCATATCTTGGTATGAAGTTTATATCCAGAGCTTTTTCATCTATCGGATCTCTAATTGATATACCGTGCGCTGTTCGCTCCATAGCCAGTTCGTCATACGTTGTTTTTAATTTTAGTAATTCTGGATAAAGTTTTTCATCAACTTGATCAAATACTTCTTTTGTATAAGCAATATCTTTATCAAGTTTTTCTAAAACATCTCCTAAAAACGCAGGTTTTGTGGGGTCTATTCTATCTTTTATAATAATGCCATCTTTATTAGCAAATACTCTATTTCCTATTTTATTTGTTTCTTTCGCATATTCATTGATGACTCTAGCAGCAGAATTAGCACGACCTCTAGTACCAGATCTCAGACTTTCACCCTGTACTGCTAAACCTTCAAGCATTGATCGCACACCCTTCAAGTATGATCCTTTAGGGGCATTTATACCTAATTCCGCTACAGTTGTTTTATTCGCAAGATCATCGGCATCTACAAACTTAACAGTCAACTGCTGTTCTGGGTACTGTAGCTTTTCATTTGATCTCTTAATTAACTCGTCTACTCCTCCACCTCTTTTTACGATATCTTCAGTTAATTGTTCTGCTTTTGTTCCAATTCCTGAACCAGGCTCGCCAAATAATGTTTTTCCTACTCCAGTCTTTTGAGCTGCCCCTAATCCTTTTAATCCAATTCCAACACCTGCAAGCTGTGTCCAAGCTGGTAAACCTAATGCTTCTGTTCCTTCTTGTGCGCTCGCAAGAACAGCAGTTTCGCCAGCAATACGCTGTAAAGGGTTTCCTTTCATAATCAAAGGAGCTGTCAATGCTTTCGTCGTCCCTGCTGCTGCGCGACCAGCAAGACCGAATCTAGCTAATCCACCTGCTGATGCTCCAATAGCACCACCCATTCCACCTGTCAGTATTGTTAATGGAGAAGTACCTACATCAAATGCAGCACCTAAAAACCCACCAATAGTAGGCACTTCTTCTAATTTGTTTCGTATATCAGTACCCATATCACCAGGTAATAGATTAATAAATTCCTCACCACTCAGTAATGGACTCAATGCTCCTAATGCACCTAAAAATCCTGATGGTTTATTTTGTTCTTCTTCTGTCGATTGCATGTTAGCTTGATTTTGCTGTCCTAAAAAGTTTGGAGAAAATCCTACTAATGGATTAGATCGTCTAGGAGCACCCCTTAATACTGTTCTTCCCATTGATCTTTGAGGTAAGACATCTACAACACCTGACAATGGTGCTCCTGCACGTGATGATGGCGTTCGCCTAACCATTAAAATCTCCTACGCCCACGACGTGTGCCAGTTGGCCCAAATCGCTGCATTACCGCTTGCTCTACATCACTTAGTGATACATTTCTAGTAGCTAATCTTGTGCGTAATTCGTCACGCTCATCGCCAGTCAAAGCATTTAATTGACCTGGTGTCATCAAAGGAAATCCAAACTGCATTGGTTGGGGCATAAATCCTTGAGCAACTCTCGACACTCTAGGAGTACCAAAACGCTCAGCTCTTTCAATAATATCTTGTTGCGTGATATTTCCACTCGGCAACTGGTTATACATAGTTCCGCCAAAACCAATATTGCCCATTCTTTGACCAAAGCCGACAAAATCTTGTGAACCGAACATTCCACCAGTTTGTGCTTTTGGCATTTTATTATTACGTTTGCCTTGTAATATATCTATTTGCTGGTTTGTCAAAGGTAGTACGACCATTGGCGCACCATCTGCGCTCATTACTAATTCTTGATTTTCTTTTCCGCTAGAAGAATCTCCAACTACAACAGGATTACCAAACATACCACCATGTTCAGCAGCAGGAACCTGACCTGTTTTTCTAAACGCTGCAATTTGTTCAGCAGTCAAACCACCGCCAAACCCTGTTTGTATATTAGCTTCAGACAAATTTGCTAAAGCATCCAGTTCACTTTGACCTAAAGGATTATCTTCAGTTATTTCTCCTGCCGTTCCTGAAGTACGGATATCAGAGCTGTCAAAAACGCCACCTGGAATAAAAGATTCTGCACCTCCAGTAGTGTATAAATCTTTATTTGTCATATACTGCGGATTATTACCTAAAAAATCAGCTACAAATCCTGTATTTACATTTTGACTTTCACCTGGCATACCTGGTGCGACAAAACCAGACTTCGAAAAAAACTCAATATCTGCTGCTTGAATACCGCCAGTAGGTTCTTCACCTCTTGAAATTTGTCCAGCGCGTTTCATCAAAAAAGCGTTTTTGTTTGCTTGCTGGTTGTTACCGCCTCCACCGTCTCCATCGCCTTCATCGTAAAAATCATCTGGATTTACTACGTTTAGAGGATTGCCTGTTTGCTGCCGACCTGAAAGATAATCATCTGCATTGAAACCTGCCCCCATACTGCTCAAAAAGTCAGTATAAGCATTGTATTCGTTTGATACTTGATTGATTAAATCTGCTTGCGTTACAGGTGTAAACGGTGCATCTTGACCTGCTAATGCGAAACCTCTAGCAAGATAATCCGCTGGGTTACTTAGAATATCCCTTACTTGATCTAACGCCTTAGCCCTTGCTTCTGTAATTTGGAAACCAGCTTGAATATTCGTAGCTCTAGCTTCTTCTTGCTGTGCTAATGCTCGCAGTCTATTTGCTTCATCAAATTGTCTAGCATTTTCAGCCATACTTGCATTGAATTGAAGTTGCTCTGCATTGAATTGAGCTTCATCTAATGCTTGAGCTTGAAAACCTAATGTTTTGTTGAGCTTAAATTCATCTTCAGCTAGTTGATTTTCAAAATCACGCTGGGCTGTCAATGCACCAAACTCTAAAACATTTTGTTGAAATTGTTTTTCATTCAAATCAGAAGTAGCTTTTTGTAATTGATAATCAGCATCTAATAAACCTGTATCAGTTGAGCCTACTATTTCACCTGTACGTTGGTTAATTTGAAGAATGTGGGTTCGCCCTGTAATAGGATCGACACGCTCAATAAGTTTTAAATCAGGTGTTGTAGGTATAGCTGCTTCTGGTGCATACCTTTTCGTTCCAGCTGCATCAGAAAAATAATTATTATCTTTATCTACCCATAATTGCCCTCCAGCAGCAGTTGTGAATCCTTCTAATGGAACAATGCCACTTTCTGAACCTTCAGGCCCCATAGCCTTTGTTGAACTTTTATCGACAGATATTGTAGCATCTTCAGAATCAAAATATTTACCATCTTTTTCCCACAAATCAACATCGTAGGCTCCAGTGATTGAGTTCCAGCCTTTTCTACCTGTTACTTTAATTGCTTTTTCAGCTGAAGATAGATAGCGTTCATCTAGTGTAATATCTGAAGTATCATCAGGATAATAATGTACATCATCAGTCCAAACTGGCTTACCTTCATAGAGTAGATTTTTTATTTCCCTTCTCTTAGAAGGTTTTTTATCAAAATTTTCTTGAAAGACGATGACATTAGTTAAATTATTATTTGCATCAGGTGCACCAACTCTTGCATAATATTGGCCATTTTTAAAAGTTACTGGAACTTTTATTTTTGTACCAGATGCATTTTCAGTAGTAATTGTAGCAGATGTTTTATGCACTTCTTCAGCATCACCATCATCTACATATTGTGGTAATTGTCCCTTTTTTACTTCTCCATCTTCATCTACTGGAACAGCCACATGAAAATATGCTGATTCATCGCTAGGATCTCCAAATGGCTTAACCGATAATTCAAAAATATCAAAATTGCTACCAGAAAACTTACTATCTGGATTGACTTTATCAGGGTTAGAAAATTCAATTATAGCTTCTGAGCCAAATAGCGTTAATGCAAATTCTTCCGCCTTGAATCTAGCTGCCTCTTTTGTTTTATCCGCTGTTGTTCTGGCAGTTTGAGGTACTGATTTACCTTCAACTATTGTTACTCTTGATAATTCTTGAATGTTATTTTCTGCAATACCTGCTTTTCTTTGAAGTTCTTTATGCTCTAGATTTTCAGATCGGTAAACATCATCGTGTAAAGTTGTTTTTTTGTTACCAATTAATTCTACGAAAACATTAAGCTGTTTCAACACCTTTTGCTGTGATGCCACATCTTGAGCACCGATATTACTCTCGTATGTATCAACTAAAGCATCAGTAAAATTTTTAAATTGCTCTATACCATCATAATATAATTGAAGGACATCATCATTTATCGCAGGCTTTGTTAAAGAAGCTGTTTCATAACCTTTCTCCAACATCTGAACCATAAAACTTCTAAGCTCTCTATATAAATTCGGATTAGTTTTCTCTAATGACTTTAGATTAACTGGCATTGTTACCGCCTCCACTCAAATCTTGGATAATTTGATTGACTATAGGTGAAGTAGAGCTGACGAATGGCGACCAACCATCCGAGTTTAAATTTCGAGGCAACATATCATATTGTCTTGCAATTCTTTCAAATTCACGATTACGAGCTTCCGCTGCTGCTGCAACACCAAATCGTTCATTGATAGAACGTATTAACATTGTTTCTCGCGCAGCCGTTCTTGCTGCTCTGCGTACTAGTCGTTCACTTAATTCACCTGCCATTATTGATACTGCCTTTGTATTTGATCTACTTGTGCATTTTGTCTGGCTTCAGTAATTATAGGCTCAGAAGGATTACCTAACTGGTCAACTGTAGTTAATGCCTGCTCATCACCCATAGTTTGTGGCCCTTGAGGTTGTCCACCGCCTAATTCAGCTTGATAAGCCTGCCGTACAATATCACCAACTTCACCTAAACCAGCTAATGCCATAAGCATTTGTGCCTGTTGCATTGGTGGAGAACGCATCATATCTTCAACGGAACGTTCATCTTGCTCACCTGTTGGTTCATCTATGCCCATCTTGTCCATAGCTGTACGCTCTGACAAACCTGGCATGATTCTGTATAGATCAGCCCATAGTCTAGCCTTACGCGCATTGACCATATTCTCGTCTGTAGTTTCAAACGTTACATTCGTGTAATAGTAACCATCAATATCCGAAGGGCGTAAAGTTGTTTCGCTTGGAGTATGCGCAAAAGAGCCATAAAGAGTCACCTCCGTTGAGAATATATGTTCTATATCCATCAATATCCATGAGTTTATTTTTTGACAAGCGCGTTGCATTGCAGAAATAGGGCCAGCAAGTTTTGTTGCTGCATTCCGCAATATCATTTCAGATTCTGTAGCTGTATCTACGCCTACTTGTGGTGTACCACCAAGTGCGCCGAACTTAGAAGCATCGTCTGCATAGCTATTAACACGCTGCAAACCTTGCATTAGTGTTATTGGGGCTTCACCCCAGCGCAATAAGTCTAAACTTTGGTCAGGTCTAATGTTTACGTGCGATCCTGGCCCTAAACGTATTTCTTTTTCACCATCTTCTAGCTCATCCATATTGACAGTAACTAGAGCAGGGAACACATACATGCGTAACCATGCTTCCATTTCAGTCAAAAAACGCGCTTCTGAAGTAAGAACAGAGCGTATAGGGCGAAGAATTGATGTGTATCTATCTTCTGGTTTATTATCGCCATCTACATCTCCGAAACCAGGATCAGTAATGACATACGGTACATATCCATCGTAATCAAGATTATCTTCTTCAGAAAATCGTGTCTCCCATGAATAGGGATTATCTGCTTCGTGAACTATTGAGCCATCAATCCATACCATATAGCTACCAGGATCATCCTTATATGGTTTAGTCCACATTTCTACATACGGCAATTTACTCATAGGATCGCCATGCCCATACTCGCTCATAAGATTTGGGTATCGTTTGACTACTTCACTGGCGAATATTTCGTATTCTTCATATACATATTCTGGATCCCAGGGGTTTACTGGATCTTCAAAAATATTTTCTGGAGGACATACATCTAGATTCCATAGAAATTTTGACCGTGCAATTCGCCGTAATGCCCTACTAAACTTTCTTTTATCGTCCGATGTAGGATCTTCTGGCATATCTGGTAACAAATCAAAGCGCACTGTTTTCTTAAGTACCATTTTCCCACGAATAAGTTTCTTTTTACCACGCTCTAATGGCGCACCCTGATCTTCATATACACGTGACCACCACATATCATGGAATCGTCTTTGATTTTCTGCTCGTTCACGTGCAGCTTCTGCAGAATCTTTGACTGGTCGTATAGGTACAAAGTTACGTGGAGCAGCAAGTATATGGTCTGCTGCATTGGTTACTGCGTTATATGCTGTTGGAGGTACAGTAGGGTCTAATCCTTCGTCCATCCATTCATCTGGAATGATAGTACGTGCAAAGTCACCACTTATAAGATCTTCATCTAATTGAAATTCGTTAAGAAGATTGCCATAAACTGTGGACTTTAGATATTCAAATCGCCTGTATGCCTGATCTGCGTTCATGCAACACCTGTCAAGAATCTACGTTTGTTTGTATTGTTAAATGTTAAATACTTCTTGGTATTTATTTTACGTGGTTGGCGTTGTTTTGCAAGCAGCACAGTAAGACCTGCTGCCATAACGCAGTCATCAAAGTATCCTGGAGGGGCGGAGTAGTGAATAGTACCCCCTGCCATTACTTTTCCTTCAAACAGTTTCAACTCTCGTCGCAACTGCTCATCGTCATAGGGGAAGTGTACTCTTTTATGCTCAACCTCTGCAACTAAGGTAGAAACTAATTGTGCTTTGGATTGAGTAGTGAATTTAAAATTTGTTATATGACACCCTTCATCTACTAAAATATCCTTGACAGCTTCACCCACCCCAGTCGCATCTAAGTGTATTGTCTGGCACTTGTACTCTTGGTACAGACTAGCAATACGAGGCCCCAAAGCTGTATATGACAGCCCATTGAATCTGTCAGATGCCACTATTGACATGTCTTTAATATCGATAACATACGCCACTGTATAGTCGTGTTGCTTCGCGACATCCAAACCCATTAAATAGTGTTTACCTTTTTGCCATGATTGTAGTTTTCCATTGAAACAGTCATCAACATTTTTGAAAACTTTACCTTCTGATTCGGCCCATTCAGCTAAAAATCGTTGGCGAAACTCAATTTCTGGATACTCCAGTCGTGCTTCTTCGACAACGCTTGCATCAATAGTTGGATTAGCAGTAGTAGGCACAGAAAATGAATAATAATCGTTATCTTCTTGGAGGGTAGATTGTCCACGTTCCCAATACGACCTGAACCAGTTATTGCTTTGTGGTACGCCAATCGCAATGAGACGACCTTTAGCATCTGTCAACGCTGGCATGAACTCGTTCCGTGCACTGTCGGCGACATCGTGCGCTTCATCTATAATTGCTGCTGTTACTCTGTCTCCCTGTAATGAAACTTCGTTGTCAGCAGACTTAGCCTGTATACGTGCGCCTGTTTTCAATTCAATTAAACGTCGTTCTTTATTATAACTAGAAACTAACTCAGATAAGATTGCAGGATTACTACTCATAGGGTCAGATATACAGGATTTTACAAATGGTTCCCATACACGCATAGTCAATTCATAGTTAGGAGCAATAATATAGACTAATGGTTGATGCTCTACGCCTGCTACAACGTCAGGCGGTTGTGTCAATTCACGCCATGCCTCAGCTACAATAGCAGTAGACTTGCCTGCACGACGACCACATGCAGCTATGATTCTATTCTCAGAACGTGAATGTATGTGCTCAGCTTGCCAGGGGAAAGGTTGATACCCTTCGTCTCCAAAGTCGCGTAACCAATCCCAAACTAACGGTCTAGGATATTCAAGAATCATCAGCAGCTTCTTCTAATATAACAAGGGCATTTTCTATACCCTGTACGTGCCCTACCCAAAACGCAATCTTGGCTTCTTTTGTTAGACTAGCAAATGGTGAGTCCAAAAATTCATCCATTTCCATTTCCTCTGCCCACGATTGGGTCTTGACTAACGCAGCACGTAACTTCCGTATCGTCAGTTCGATACCTTCTATACCATCAGGCCTCTCGGTAGTCCGTTGCATCAATAATCACTTTCGGCTCTGGCTGCTCTACTTGGGCCATTCGAGTACCAGCTAAAGATGCGATAAATGTAGCCATCATCTCTGAACTCGCTACATCCCTCGTTTCTCTAGGCTTACCCATTACTCGATCCATAAAGTACATGACAGCCTTAACGTCACGCTTCTTTACCAAATCCATAAGTGAATTATACGCTACTTCAAAATCATTTGTCGCGTATTCTTCAAATCGTGTTACAAAATGTTTACGTTCACGCGGCTTTGCCAACTCCAATGTACGCCCAGTACCCTTCATCGATTTTCCTTTATTTCGTAAAACAGGTACAGGGTCACCAGGTTTAATAACAAACCGCCCATCCAAACAACCATCTACTATCTCATGGTAGCTAAACTCCCCATAATCACGCTCTGGATCTAACTGGTCTACTAATGCTTGTATTTCTGTGTCCATAGTTGTCGATTATCAGACGCAACAGCAATCTTGTCAAGCTCTTGGATAACATGATATCGGCTTACGAGTATTTATCGCTAACTGCTCCTCCAAACAATTCGGTGTTTTTGCCGCCTTTTCGCCCCTACCCTCTACATTATTGCATGAGAGCGATTGTATGCGTTCTCAGTGTGCCTATCCTGGGTCAGCATAGAGCTTTTTATTCCTTTGGTTTTTGGCTTGTATGGCTCTTGTGGTGGCTCTGGTGGTATTTTTGGCTCTGTTATGTCAACAATAAATAATGTGTCAAGTAACTAGGTCAATAATGTGTCAACTACGCGCGTATCTAGCCAGCTAATAAGTAGGTATTTTAGTACCAAAATCAGCACCAAAAACAGCAGCTAATATATGCACCTAATATATGCGCACATCAACACCTAATATCAGCTAATCAAATCAGCTCTACAATGTCTCTATATATAGCCTATTCAATCAATCTTATTTACTACCTTATTTACTGCCTTTATTAGTTGTATCTGTTCATACGTATATATGTAGTAGATCAATCTATTATTCTTTGTGGTTTGTTCGATTTTTTTATCTGATATTCAAAATTACTTTACATAATGAGGAAAAGTTTTTTTAAGAATTTTCAAAAACCCTTATAAACACTGGCGAAATTTATAGTACAAATTATTTGCATCTATTTTTTTTATAATGTTAGTATTTATCCATGGTCACTGGTACGCAACAAGCAAAGCCAGTCACCAAGTAAGAAAAGAGAAGACAATGAACGCAAGAGAGTTAGAACGATTTGACCAAGATGCAGAGAGAGCAAGATCAAGGTTTGAGATTACAAGAGACAATTATAAAACATTAGCAGAAATTGATGAGATTCTTAATGTTTGGTTCACTGCAGAATGTAATGGAACTATACAAGTAAGTGATGATGGAGAGTATGCACAATTCGACGAGCTCGGAAATTTTACTAAATTTTTAGAAGATGGAGTTAGTCGAGCAGTTGCGATTATAGAGTCCATACAAAAACAGTCACATTTTGATTTTTACATTCAACGCGATCCGCGTGGAGTGCAAATTTATCTCTATGAAGCATCAAAACTTAAAGAAATTGATCAACCAATAGATACGGTATATAACACAATCGGTCAGGCTTGTTATATCCCTAAATTTTAGAAACACCAAGAAAAGAGAAGAAAATGAAAACAGTACAAAACATAGTATTAACAAGTATTAGAAAAGATATTTTTGATATCGAATATAGCCAAGAAGTAGGAGTGCAAAACGAGACGGAATTTCATATAGATTTGATTCAACACATGACACATAAAGAATTATTAAAAACTATGAGGAGGATTATAAAAACAAGATTTACACAATTAGACCAAGAGCAATTGATTGCGTATCAAGAAATTATTCAAAATTTGGAAAGAGAGATCAAGTAAATGTCTAAAAAATCAGAAAATGCAGGTGTACGGAGAGATGAAGACTATCAAGGAATTGATTTAGATATAAGAACTCTAAACACATTAAACACTTATGAATGGATTGGAGAAATAGAAAGAGAAATAATAGAAAATTAGTATTTCATACGAGCGAGCGATCAAGGTTAACACTTTGATGGCTTGCGCGTAGCAAACACTAACACGCTACGAATAAAGAAAGGATTGAGAAAATGAGTGTTAATAATTGGAATAAGGATTTTGAGTTTTCTGGTGAACTTGGTGATGTTGGTGATTTTATTATTCAAACATTACAAGAAGAGCTGATCGGATCTGATGAAGAAAGAGTTTTCGACGGTCAAACGTGGGATCTATTAAGAGGCTTAGGTGGTAGCAAGTGCGAAGAATTGCTAGCGTGGATTGCTGTCACTGTAGAACATGCAGCGAACGAGTACAGAACACAGTTAAAATAAGAGGAGATTTAAAAATGGTTTATAAATACGGACAAGCGTACGAAGCAGAAAAACAAGAAGTCATCAGATTTCTTGATATGCAAATGGACACAAAAGAAAGAGAATTTTTTATCGGTTTTGTTTCTTATGCATTCAATGATGCTTTTATTGGTGCAATCGGGACGGATGGAAGTCACGAATTGGAGCAGTATTTGATTGGGGCAATGCGTTCTGAGCAAGAAAGAATTTATAGTAAATGTGAAAATGAAGATCACGACGATTTAGAAATGAATGGAGAATTAGTTAATTGTAGTCGTGATTGTAAAATGGCAGAAACTATATTCTATGATTATGTAGACATTGATAATGATGCACTAGCCGATCATTTGCTTAGTAACGATGAACAAACAGTAGTTATTGATGATGATTTTGAAACCGAATTTTTCGAGTTTCTGAGCCATTACAAAGACGATCTATACGGAAGGGATTAAGAAAAATGACTGTAATTATTGAGGACTGTTTTGAGGGAGAAATATTCGACGATATCGAAAATGCAAAGGAATTTCTATTAGAATTATTGGGATATGATACAGATTTAAATGATTATAAATTTATAGAAAAAGAGGAAATTTAAAAATGGTTTTTTGGATAGTTTTATCAATAATGTTAATCGGCGCAACATGCTTTTTATGGCAATCGCACAAAGATATGAAAGAATTTTATAAAAGAGAGGAG